GCAAGTTGTCATCCCTCAGTAGTTTTACTGCATCTTGCGCTTTGTTACTCATCTCTATCTCCTTCATCCTCGTAAGGATCTCGTGAATCTATTACTCTTGCCATATAAAAAACTGTTACATAGCCGATAGCCAGCATAAGAAAACCGACCACCCCTATTGAAGTTATAATTTCTAGCATTTACTTTCCTTCTACTTCCAGCTTGTGTTCTTCACTTTCATAAAGGCGTAAAACATGAATACAAGGATCGCCTTCCTCAAATTCTTTCCACTCAGCTTCACTCATAGGCAATCCATCATGGGTGTCGCAAACGCTTTCACTCACCCAATGATTATCTCTACCTATTTGTAGCCATTCACCAAAATCCATTAGTTCTCCTTTACATAAGTGTTACGGACTAGCTCTATTACTTCTCGTTTATCTAACTGAATTGTCTGCCTGTCACCCATCCAGATAAAAGGCAAAGTTTCTAAGACTTTTACTATCGTGTGTTGCATAGACATTTCCCCAGAGATTTTGGCTACATGCTCAAAGTTTTTGTTACACTTCTCGCACATTGGTTTCCAAACCTGTCAGATAAATAACATTCTCCCCATTAGTGTCAAAACCAACAAGTTTGTCAGTTGCAGCACAACGCCTAATAACGTTTAGCTCTAACAAAAGATTTATGATGCGCTCTTGCTCTTCACGCTTACCATTTTGGTAGGCTCGCTCAATCCATTCATTTAGTTTTTCTGATTCTGTCCAAGACATTAGCGACCCCCCTTTTTAGATCTGGTTTGACGAAGAAACGCCAGCGATTCTGTAAGCGTAGATACTGTTGAAACAAGCGGCTACCGAGCTGGTAGTGACCTTTGTGTTTAGCCATGTTTCCCTTCCTTGTTGTCATACCCCTAAATCTAGTCCAACAAGAAGTCCAAAGTCAATAGCGAAACGCCAGAAAAACTAATCTTTTATTTGACCGATCGTAATGTAAACGCCAGTCCAACCATCAACCGAATAACGTTTATAAGCATGGAGATCAACGATCCTTGCATCATCTGCAATCGCCCCACCCTGGGTCAAACCATCCCCAACCGCTCGCACCAGTTTATCCACGTCAGGCATCACAGTCGGATAGTCCCTAGAAATGGAAGAAGGCTTCGGAAGATAAAACCAAAGTTCAACTTCCAAAGCCCCATCCATAGGTTCATCAAAAAGAGATTTACATTCAGTTTCAATAGCTTTACGCCAAGCAGGGAGATACTTGCTGGCTTCAATCATCCGACCATTACCGACATGACGTTTAGAGCCTTGCGGTGCTGGCAGACCTTCTACCGAAAACTTACTTATCATACTTTCTATAATAAGCGACACACAGAACCAGAAACCACCATGAAGCAAAAGTGAAAAGGATCAATTTTTCTTCTAGCGTGTCAGCATCAAAACCTAGATACATAAACATCACTACCGTTGCAAAAGTAGTGAAATAAACTAGCTTCAAAAAGTGTCCCAGCTAGTTGGAGTCGCAGCAGGAGCAGAAGGCAAAGAAGCAGCCACCTTGACTTCCTTAGCGTTTATGCTCAACTGAGCGTAAGTAACTTTCTGACCCTGCTGATCTGTGTACTCGTTTACGTTCGCTGAAGCGTTACCAACAACATCAACAACCTGGTTAGGTTGCACAGGCTCAGTTGACCAAATCTTGAAAGTCTGCTTACCCTCAGAGCCATCAGCTTTCTTGAAAGTGTCTACGGCAATAAAAAACTTACCGAAGGTCTTAGTTACTACAAGGTTTGTTGCTTTAATTGTGTTAGGCACAATTTACCCTTTCTCTACATGTTTAGGATTTACACAATCTTTGTGATTGCATATTCTTTTGCCTGGTAACACTTCAACCCCACCAGCCATAGGGGTTATCCCATCCTCAGCAAAATCGCCTGAGTGCGGAACACATTTGAGATTACCGTACTGAACCACTTTAGCTGGCGTAGCACGACAAGAAACACACAACAAATCTTTGCGATCTCTTTTCTCAGGAGCAACGACCCACGCATAACCACAACGGTTACAGAGAATCTTGTTGTCATCCACAAATTAAGTTTAGTCATTCATTGCCCTTTTGCAACCCAAAACCACACTTGCGGCAGTTCCAAACAATGTTGCCATGCTCACAACTCTTAGGTGGCTCTGAACTGACCTTCTGTTCATGCTCCAAGGCTTCCAACTTGCGTAAACGCTCTAGCTCCTTCAAACGCTCCTGACGGGCTTTCTCAGCCATCCTCGCCTCGTTTTGCAGTTCTTCCTTAGTTTTCTGTCTTTCAGGCAACGGAGCATCACCCCAACGATCACCATTCAACCAAGTGGTCGGGTAAGGAATAAACTCCAGCGGTGGAAGGTTAACATCATTGGCGTAACGAATAGCACCAGCAAGGATGTCATCAAAGCTTGCTCTGCCCAACGCAGACTCAAACGCTTTACAGGCAGCACGTTTAGAAACCTTGCGTGGATAAACTCTCCAGAAATCTTCAAAATGAGCATATAGGTTAATATATGTTTCTTTTAAAGGTTTGTGTGCCAGATCTGTCACCCCTGACTTACCCAGTCTGTCACCCCTGCTTACCTGATCTGTCACCCCTGCTGTCCAGTTTGTCACCCCTGGTAGAAGAATCCAATACTTGTTTGTCTTGTATTGACCACCCGAATCAGAGCCATTCACTTCAACGCTAATCTCACCGATCTCTTGAAGATACTGCAAGTCCCGTTTGATAGATCTTTCGGATGCGTTGGCGTACCGAGCTAGGGTTGCGATTGACGGCCATGCACCGTTATCGCCATGATGGTTCGCAATGCCTATCAAAACGAGTTTGGCTCGCCCATCAGCACGACTATTATTCAAAACAGCCGCTATCATCTCCACACTCATCAAAAGCCCCCTACGAGGCGTTTAAAGGCGTTTTTGCGTAGGAATTTCATGTGTCTATTCTTCGCTCTCCATAAGTGCCTGAATAACCTTGTCAGCCATCACAGCGACTTCATCCCTAGCACCACCAGCAAACCGACCAGCATTGAAGAACAACTTATCTCGCTGCTCACGCATAGCTTCAAGCTCTTCACCCTTTTGGCGTAACTGCCTTTTACCCTGCGCATAACGGATGTGATTCAACTCTTCATCAGTCAAAGGTCTATCAGCGTGTGTCACGTCAGTACGCTCCTTCTCCAAAGCTTCAGCTAAAGCAATCCATTCATCAGATCCATAATCCATTTTGTATCCCTTTCAATCTAAAGTAAGTCGGTACGGTGTCTTATTCCAGTCATTATCAACCAAAAACCAGTCACCTTTATAAAAGTCGTAAATCGGTGTCGCTTCAGGAAACTTGTATCGCTCCAACTTCCAGCCATACACCAGAGCCTTCTCACGAAACTCTGCATTAGATTCCATCAACAAATTAGATTCACTACACATAGCAACCAGGTTAGATGGGATGTCCAATAACTTAGACCCACCCATCCCCCGATTGATTCTGTGCTGTGGCACGAGAGTATCATCTATCCGCCCACAATGCCAACAACACACATCACGTTCAAGCACTTTCGCCCAAACAGTTTTACTAACCATGACGGAAAGTTAGCTCCACCTGTTTAGCAATAACAGCAGTCAAAGTACCTGCATCCGAGATCTGCTTTATCTTAGCCTTGACACGATTCAACTCAACTTTCGCCATGTCATGCTCAAACTTCAACTCAGCAGTTTTTAGCCGAGCAACAGCAGTACGATCCGCCACAGTTCCCTGAGCTTCAAGAAACGCAGACTGGTAAGCCTTCTCGTAAGCCAAATCCTTATCGGCAACCTTGAACTCGGCATCATACAAAGCATTAATACCCTTCTCACCAGTCTGAATCAACTCATTCAGTTTGGCGATAACTTGGTCAGGACTAACTATTTCCAAGAGTCTTACCCCAATCCTGGATCTTCGCCAACTTATCGGCACTCAAACCTGCTTCTTGCGCCTTCACAAAAGTTGCTCGCAAGCCTTCAATGTCACGATTGTAATACTGCTCACCAGCAAGAATGTAAAGCTTGTCATGGTCAGCCTTAGCACCTAACTCATAACTAAAAGAATCAGGGTCAGGCTCATCAGTAGGTAGGCACAACAACTGCAACAAGAAAGTCCTGTAAGCAACGCTCATAGCCTTAGCAGTAGCCTTATCGCCAGAATCCATAGCTTCAGCAGCAACAGTCCCAGTAATCGGATCACCCTCACTACCAAAAACCGAATAAGTGACCTGCAAGCGACAAATGTTCAACGAACCACCACTCTTAGTAGTTGCAACCGAAGTAGAAACATCAGTCACACTCGGAGTAATGAACCCACCATGCTTACGCAAAGCAGGGCCAACAACATTCATCACAGCATCAATGCCACGAAAATTAAATCCCTGCGAAGTGTTCTTATCCTTCTTCGCCAGACCCTGGACTTCCTTCATAACCTCAACAACAAGTTCCCTAGCTTGCATTACGCACTCCAAGTAACAGTCATGTTCTTTTCAAGCCAAATCCATTGACCTAACCCATAAATGCTCAAACCAACCTGTTCGCTTGGAAGAACCTGAATACCAGACAAAACACCTGAAACAGAAGCAGATTTCTTGTCTGGATTATTGATTACGATAGCGACCTTATCGCCAACTTTGATACCTTGAATGTCTGTGATCTTCATTAGATCCCTTTCTTACTGATAGTTAGATACGGAGTCCCACCGTTACGAGCAGATCTAGTAACAACAGTTTTGCCGTCAACCTGACCATACTTTGCTTTGTCCATAAAATCAAGAACAATGCTCTTAATTTCATTCAACTTTTCTGTGGCAGCATCCAGCTCTGCTTGCTTCTCCAGCAACTGCGAACCGAACACGCCCAATTCAACCTGAGTTTCCTCAATGTCAGGGTGCATCACACGAACAGTCTGGAACGTACTTTCAGAACCATCCCAATCAGGAGCAACATTTGCAGCCAAATGCGCCCAAAACTCTTCAACACGAGCAACCATAGACTCAGCCCACTCAGCATCATAATCAAGGTGGAAAGTTTCCAACTGATTACCCTGGAACAACACAACAACCTTGCACCACTTCAAACCAAGCAAGTGCATGTACCACATACATTGAGCCTGATAGTGCGCTGGAACAGTATCAAAACGGTAGCCAGCAGTCTTAATCTCCAGCAAACCAAACTCACCATCAAGCTCTAAAATGCCGTCAGGGTTAGCGTGTTTCCAGCCATCAGCCCAAGTGCCAGTTTCAAACATCTTGTATTCAGGGTTACGCAAACCCCACTCGCTGAAGATCAGCGGTTCAACAATAGTTCCCCAACGCATCTTCTCATTCTGCTCAAAACTATCTTCAATCTTGTTAGACAGTTTCGCCCACAAAGTATAGGCAGACTCCCAAGGGTTCAACCCCAAAATAGTGCCTACCTGCGAACCACCAATACCACCAGCACGAAGCTCATGCCACTCAGGACTCTGATTGTCAAAGTCCCCAACCAATACAGCATTACCAAACAGTTTGTGATCTAATTTATTAGTCATAACCCTTTTCCTGATTTTACTTCTGACCGAATTGTCAGTAATGTAAGTGTATGACAAACCACCGACATTCCATACCAATTTCAAGAAAACTTTTTTCTTTTTTAGAGCTACAAGAAAAAGTCGGTGAACTACCCTGCCAAAACTTTCCCGAAGCTTTCTACCCAGACATAGGCAGCACAGGACACCAAGACACGCTGTACGCTAAAAAACTATGCTCAATGTGTCCAATAATGGAAGAGTGCCGAACATACGCTATCGAAGCGAAAGAACCACTAGGGATCTGGGGTGGGCTAACAGCAGGAGAAAGAAGAACTTGGCGTTCTATTTCTTCTCGTTTTCCTTCACCTTCTGAATAGCATCATTAGAAGCCTTAGCGACATCATCCTTAGTTACACGACCAGTAGTAGCAATCGCATAACCGATAGCCCCAATCACACCGATCATCAGCGTACCCCAAGCAATAATCACACCATCTAGCCAGTTGCCTGTCAGAGCTGCACCTACACCAGCAGAGCCACCAAGGATAAAAAGAAAAATACCAAAGCCACGCCACGCCAGAAACGCCAAAACATCTGTAATCTCTTTTACTCTTGAACCGATCTTGTTTTTCATGGCTTTCCTTAGACGAAACTTAGTGGGTTTAGTAAATCTTTGTACGGTGCTAGATGCACGTCAGGGTTGCCCCAAGACTTGTTAGCTTTACCGATAGTTTGGTGTAGATGCGCCCCTGTACTTGCGCTACCGCTAGGAGTGTTCTTGCCACCACCAACCTTGCCTACAATCGTTACGCCAGCGACAACCTTGTCACCCTTCTTCAGCTCTGACTGCTTTGCAAGGTGAGCATCCTGAATAAAGACATTGTGTGTCTTACCTGCTTTGTCTGTAAGAATCGCAGAATAAGTCACATACCAACCCAACACGTCAGACCAAGCACTAGCAAAAACTGTGCCAGAACCACTAGCCTTAATCGGACTTAGCTCTTTCGGTGACCAGTCCTGACCTCTATGCGGTCTACCATTACGGTAGGGTGCAAGATTACCGAACTCATCATTACGAGTTTTTGCAGGGAACGGTTCAACATAACCAGTAGACATTATTTTCCTAACCTATAACTTTCAATAAAACACCGACAATTCCAGAAGTCACGACAGCCGACAACACACCTGTAACCCAAGCAGACTTCCAGCGAGCCTGTTCCAGCTCACGAATACGAGCCTCGTGATCCATAACCAAATCCGACTGGATAGTGACATCCTTCTTGATTACAGCAATGTCGGTCTTGATTATGGACATGTCATCAACAATTCTTTGTAGCAGTTCACTATTGTTAGGTCGCTTGGTTTCAGACATTAGCCGACAGCCGTTCCAGAAGTCATCTGCACAGCCTGATAGTAAATAGGAACGTTAGTACCCTGAGCATCAGACACATTACGGACAGTAATAGTTGCAGAACCAGCAGCAATGGTAGTAGCCGCAGCAATGTAACGCTGGCTACCAGTCCAAGCCATAACAAGAGGAGCAACAGTAAAACGACCCACAGGGAAAGTTACGCTCACAGCAGTCTGAGCAGCCGTAGCCAAAGTACCAGTAGTAGTCGTAGCAGTACCAACAGCGACACCGTAAGGCAAAGCATTGAAGTTAGCGTTCAAAGAAGCAGCACTCAACACCTGCCCCGCACTAAAGTTATTTACTCCAGCCATCTAATTCTCCTTAAAGCCCCAACGAATACGAGTCTAGTTTACCAAACTCAACATCATTCAAAACAAGCGTAGGAGTCTTGATACTCTCTAGCTGGAAAGTCACATAATGTGACCCTGGAAGAATCTCATGCGATACCCCGATAACCCTCACAAAACGCTCAATAGCAGAACCAATACCATTAGGAGTAAAAATTACTTTCGCAAAGTTATTTAGATTAGCGTTTATCAAAAGCGTGGATTGGTTGGCTACGCTCACATTACCCAAGTTGATCCGCAACGAACTAAACCGATACTCAGGTGACTCATACTTCTTAGACAGCCAAGTAGCAAGATTCAACAACTTAGGGTAATCCTGATACAACACATTATCCAAGTTGTATTGAAAAAGACCATAAAGTTCTTGCGACTGAGGGACATTAGCCACAGCCCCAGACACGCCATCCGAAGAATTAATAACTATCCTGTTGTAAAGCAACTCAGTTGAAAAACTGACTTCAATAGATTCATAACCATAGCCAGTACCATTATCAGAAAAAGTTAGGTAACTGCCTGTTGTAATGCTGTGATTATTGTCCTGAAAAGTTAAAGAATCTGTGCCAGTAATGTAAAGCTGACCCTGCTCAGACGATTCAATGCTCCGTAAATAATCTAAAACATTTGTGCCAGCTTCAACCGAATCGGCAGACAACATTTGAGTTCCAGGATCTATAACCTGCGAACCCCACCCAGTAGGCCACGCAACATTATCGTCAGCCAAAATACGACTAACTCTTGCACCTGATAACTCGGCAGGAAAGCTTTGAGCGCCTAGAAACTGATTAGAGAACAATGCAGTCTTTTCGCTTGCAGTCACAGTAGCAATAGACTCACCAGAAACATCATAAGTAAAAGACCAGTTATCAATCAAACCAATAAATACATCTCCAGTACCGACAATGTTGACCGAAATACGCCTTCTAGGGACAATGTAGCCGTTTAGAGGACTAGAAGTGTTAGTCGGATCAAAGACCCTACTGTAATTGTTGAAACTGATAATCAGGCTTCCAGGCTCATAGTAATCTAGCTCCCTAGACTTTCCACGAGTCGTTCCAACACTCAAAACATACTGTGTCACATCAACATAGGTGCTGGCATCACTACCATAAAGCCAAACAGTTGCATCAGGTAAAGACATTAGTTTCTCCACTTAGTGCCAGAAACACGCTCGTATTCCTTGATAGCTGAAACAAGAGCCTGACCAACCTGTGAAGGAGAAGCGTTAGGTGCAACATTGACACTAATGTTGTACTGTCTAGCTTGCTGTAACTGACCTTCCATGTTGAAGAAACCAGTCGGGTTGCTTTGCTGATTGAACGGGTTTTGAATGTCGCTTGCGTTCATCAAAGAGAAACGATCAATGCCCTGCAAGAAACCTGCTGGCAAAGTACCGACAAAAGGATTAGCAAACTGGCTTGTTTTCATAGGTGCAGCAAAGCCACCCTTATAGTCATCCTGCTGCCAAGGCTCAGTCTTTTTCAAACTCGCATCTAAAGTTTCCTTGAATGTGTTGGAAAAGTTACCTGCCATGCTAGTAGCCAAAGCCTGAAGCTTACCTGCCTGAGCCTGAATACCATCAATAAGACCATTACCAATGTCAGTACCAGCTTTTCGCATAGCCGTAGCGACCTTAGCTCCAATGTCACCAGCAATCTTCTTGATGCCCTTAAAAGTGCTATTCAAACTCTTGATGCCCTCTGTACCAGAAGCAATAATTGCTTCAGCAGTAGCATTACCAGCATCAGGGCCAGCCGAAGTGATCTGCTGAATCAAAACAGGATCTAAATTAGCCTTCAACAACTCATTAATGTTCTTAGAGAAAGTCCTAATCTTAGTCAAGTTATCTTGGAAAGTAGCAACCAAGTTCCTAGAAGTATTAGACACCCCAGAAACCACAGTCTTGAACTTGCCGTCAACATAGACAACGCTCTCAACAATGCCTTCAGAAGTTTTGTCAAAAACATTATTGATGTCAAACGAACCCATCAAATCTGACTGAATACCACGAGCATTTTTCAGCAAATCATCAATAGCTTTAGATGCGCCATCAATCTTGCCCTTAGCCTTATCCGCTGCCTGACCAACACCATCAATAGAGTTAGATGGAATCTTCTTAGACAACTTGCCAGTCATCTCATTCAAAGCGACATTTAGATCATCAGCACCATCAACGCTACCTGTAATACGAGAAGTAAAACCTTTCAAACCATTGTTGATTCCGTCAAAGAAAGATCCAACACCAGGTATCTTGCCTAACAAGTCAAACAAGTAAGTAAAGCCTTCAATGACTATTCGCAGAATCATGGTTACCGCTGCGATCGCTGGAGCTAAAATAGCACCAAAAACATTAGCAAGAACAGCAATGATAGGGGTCAACGGTTTCACTATGGCAGTAAGTAACTGGAATACGCCAGCCAACGGAATCATCAAAGGTTCAAGCAAAGCATAAAAAACATCCACAATAGGTTGTGTCGCTTCAAAGATTGCAAGCAAAGATTCAATCAAAGGCTGAATAACAGGAGTCAACATAGTGATAATCCTGTTCATAGTTTCAAAAGTAGGTGCAAGACCTTTACCTAAAGAATCAACTAGAGGCTGAATACTGTTTAGCAAAGTTCCGAGAGGGCCAGTCAGAGAAGCACCTAAACTAGCTTTCAAGTTTTCAAAACTGGCAGCCAAATTCTTTTGAGCCACAAACAAACTGTCAGACTGCTGTGCGTAAGATCCCTGAGCATCCTGAGAGCGTTGATACAAAATGTCCAAACGACCCTGAGCCATAGCGTTACGCTGGGCAGCACCAGTCAACTTATCTTGACCACGAGCCGCCAACAAAGCGTTCACTTCAGACTGCTTCATAGCGACACCGAACTTCTCAATCGGGTCGTACTCACCTCTAAACAACGCTGTCATACCAGTCAAAGCTTCAGAAACGTCATAACCATAAGTAGCAGCCAAGTCAGAAGCCAAACCAACAAGGTTCGTGGTTTCCTTAGCAACCACACTCATCTCAAAACCAGACTGCTTCAAAACAGATCCCAAGAAAGTAGAAGCCCTAGAAGCTTCAACCTGGCTCAAACCAATAGCCGAAGCATCCTTAGCGAACTGTTGCATCTGAGGAGTCAAACCCTCAAAAACGTTACCCAAACCAACCATGTTACGGTCAAGGTCACGAGCAGCAGTAACAGAATCCTTTACAAAACCAATAGAGCCAACCGTAGCCATAGCAGCACCAGCCGCCAAAGCCGCACCCTTAAGGTTCTTTACAATGCCAGCAATCGCACCAAGACCACTCTTAGCATCCCTAACACCCTTAGCATCAAAAACCGAGATTAGCGGAATAAAAATAGAACCAGCCATCAGGCAGCCATCCTTCGGTTAACAATGTTGTAAGCTCGTTGCAAAGACTGGTTTACTTTGGGCAACATAGCAGGAATAGCGTTTTTAGCCGCAGGATAAACAAATCTAGACTTTTCAGTTTTACCAGCGATTGTAAGCCGTTTATTCTTTCTATCCAACGCTTCAATCATAGATTTACCTTGCCCATTGATCCTGTGGATTCTTTTACCTGTCGCAGAACGACTATAAGCATACTCACGAGTAACAGGCTTTCTATCAATATAATCTCTTGACGATCCAGCCAAATCAGCCATAACAGTAGCAGCATTATCTACCTTCAAGCGAGCAATAGAAGTAGCATCCATCTTGTTGTACTTCATGCTACGTTTAGCTTTCTTATCAGAAAACGTTTGAATACCGACAGACCGAGCCTGTCGCATCTTATTCTGGCTGTTAGCACCCCAAGACAAACGACCAGGCACAGCAACAGGTCTAAAACCAGAAGTAGTCCTTTGTGGCTTTTTCTTGTGTACACCACTCGTAGGTGGATTCAAAGGAATAGCAGACTTTACAGCAGTCTGGACAGGTTTAGCAATCTGTTTATACTCTTTACGGAGCTGAGTGACAAGAGTAGGATGAATACGATTCAACTCACGAATCAGCTCTTCATAATCGGTGATGTACATTCCAGCACGATTACCCTTAGTAACCAACATACAAAATCACCACCAATCTCTTATATTCTACCTCTTAGATTGTTGTTGACTTCGCCAAATCAAATACCTGCCCATAGTCCACAACATGCGATCACTACACTCCAAAAGAGCGTTAGGGCTGATACCTGTTTCAACTGCGAGAGAGGCGATATACCAATGAGCAGAACTATCGCCCAGACCCTTTATTTTGGGTCTGTTTCACTCGCCTTAATAGAAGCCACATCATCAACCCACACATCAAACTCTTTAGTAGTGGATTTAGTGCGAACTTCTGCTGACCAAGCTAAAAACAAAAGGTAAGTAAGTTTTACATTTGATTCCAGGACAGCAACTGACAAGTCGTATTTGGTTTCAAACTTAACTATGTCAGCTGCTGAACAAGAAACTTCTTTTTCTTCACCAGAAACAAATTCAATGCGTAGGTTAATTTTCAATTTTTTTCCTTAGTTATTAGGCTGTTGCACGAGTTACAGTACCGCTTGTTGGCCATGTAACAGATAGTGTGGCTACATCCCCGACTGATGCCGAGAATGGCTGGTACTGTGAAACAAGACATACTGCTGTAAAGGCAGGGTTGGTTGCTGAAACTGTTGCAGAAGTAGGCTGTACAACAACAGTAGCCATTGCACCTGTGTTGAATAGCGGATAAAGAACAGCATCAACCGCACCAGCAGCAAAGTCTTGGTAGAAGTTTAGAGTCACAGAACCTGAACGAAGTCCAGCAATTCTAGTTCTCCATAAGCCACCAAAAGCTGTGGTTTCAATTTCATCTGAACTTAGGTCAAGGCTTACACTCTGAAGAACGTTTGAAAATGCTGTTCCGTTGACTGTAATCCTGTGGTCTGTTGCTGCATAAATTGGCATTTATGTTCTCCTAATTTGCTTGAACAGCACAGTCAAACTCTGCTGTTAGATACGTGTTATCACCTATGATGACTGAGCCGTAGTTTCTCATATCAGATACTATCAAATCAAAACAACGACCTGAAAGTGTCCTATCTGATTCTATCGCATTTTTTATACTAGATGCCCCTGTTGGCGCACAGAACGCATCAAGATTAGCTTGACCAGTACGATCAGAAACTCTACCCACAAAAACAGAGATAACAAAGTTGTAAGTGCTAAAACCATTCTTGAAAGCCTTGTGATACTCAATGTTCTGTGGAGTTACGACAGCCATAGGTGGGTTAGGGTTGTCGGGCATAAAACTGGAAACTCTAAGCCCAGTGATCGTAGAAAGATTCTCGGCTATACCGTCACGAAGCTCGCCTAGACTAGCCACTAGCCTTGATTCCTTATCTTGCGGTAAGAGTTCAACAACATAGCAACATCAGGATCAATACGGCTAGACACCCTAAAGAAACCTGTTTCTGGGCTAGAAATAACACCCAACGGAGAGTCAAGGCGTTTGAAGATACGCATAGCCTGGATAATGGTTGCTTGCTTCACAGCAGTAGGCACAGCACTCCAACCCCACACACCAGTAACCTGCACAGTAGCAATGTCCTCTTGACCATAGCGACCCTCATAGCGGTAGCGAGTTTCACCAGTAGGAAACTCAAAGTTACCGACAGCACGAATACGAGTGTAAGGCCACCCTGGTAGCCCATCAGCAACATTGTTTAGCGGTTCAAGCTGATAGTCAACGTTAGACCAAACCTGATCATAAGTTTTGTTCATCATGGTAGAAACAGCGATAGCAGAGATAGAGATGGCATCATCAATGGCTACAAGGTCGTTGTGGTCTGGTACGAACACTCTCGCAGCAGTTCCACCATTGTAGAAGTTACGCATAGTGTATTCGTCTACCATACGAGAAGCCGACTCTAAAGCCAGCTCCAGTAGGGTGTCATCTACACCATCTTGGATTCTTAGTGCAGATTTTAGGTCGTTTAGGCTTGCATAGCCGTTGACAACAGGCATGTTTACTCCTTGTCTTTACTAACCAATTTTACCCCATTTACAATACGGGCTTTCAGGTCAGTAGAACTGATGCCTAAAGTGTATGGCACATAGCAAAGTTGGATCTGTCGTTCATCCAGCCACTCCTGAGTGAACTGCATTTGAGCATAATAATCTCTCTTAGCCCAGTCATCACCAATAACCACAAAGTCAGGTATCACATTTTCTATTGCTGGTTTAGAATCTGCACCACCCACATTCGTCACAACCGAATCCACATACCTGCAACCAAGCAAAACTGCTTTACGCTCATCAAAAGACATAATAGGCGGCTTGCCCTTATACCCATCTATAAACTCGTCAGTATTCAAGCTGACAACTACACGCCCATCCCTGCCAGCGATACGCTTACAAGCCTTCAAGAACTTCACATGACCTGCATGAAACAAGTCAAACGTGCCACCTGTATAAACTACTCCCACGAGTTATCCCGTCTAATCTGCAACGACCAAGCACCCTCACTAAAGTCGTTAGTATCTTCCTTGTGTAGATAAAGCATGTGGTTACGACCGAAAGTTACGCTGTTCTGGCTGTGAAAACCCCCACCGATAGTAGAGCTGTTGTCGTGAGCCAGCGTAGCGTGAATAAACTTAGCTTCAAAGCCAGCGTTCATAATCCTGCGCTCATAGTCGTTATCTTCAAAGTAGATAGGGTGAAAACGCTCATCAAACAAACCAACATCCTTGACAACCTTCTCACCCAACACGAAGCCCGACCATTTAGGCATAATGCTTAGGAAGTTGATTGTGTTAGGGTCAGCTTCCTCGCTGATCTTCTGCAACGCACCAGGTGCAAGAACCGAATCATCATTCAACAAAACCCAGTACGGAGCAAACGGAGTAGACTTCACAATCAGGTTTAGCCCACCCCCATAACCAAGTCCATACGGAACTTGTATAAGCCACATTCGCTTAACCAATTCTGGTTTGACTGGCTTATACTCCTGCTTACCTGAGTTATCTACAATGACTAGGTTCTCTACTGGATAGTCAATGCTCGCTAAGAGCCTGTCTGCCAGCTCAAAGCGTGAATAGGTGAGCATGCCAAGCACAGGGATCATGCTAGAAGTTTCTTCAGGACAGGTAGCCAATGGTTAGTCCAAACAGTTTCCACATCAAACTGCTTTACAAAGTCAATGCTTTCCTGTGAGCGTGTGCCACGAAGTTTATAGGCTTCTTCCAAAGCGTTTACGATACTAGGAATAACTGGAACTTGCCACCAAGCGTTCTGCCCTGCATCCCAAGAAGGTTGACCATCAACAAGCCAAGAATCTGCTGACACAAGATCTGGAGTTGCCGCCCAGTTAGAGCCGATCACTCTTGTCCCACAAGCTTGTGCCTCAATGGTTGGAACGCCAAAGCCTTCTCCATAAGACGGGGCAAGCATCACATCCATAGTTGTATAAAAAGCAGCAAGAGTTTCAGATGAAATGCCGTACTTGTAGTCAGCCATGTCAGGAAACAAAATCTGCTCAGGTTTGATACCGATAGATTCACACAACACAAACAGATTCCAGCCACCAGCACCACCAAACGGATCTGTATGCAAATACAGTTTCACATCAGGTCTATCCTTAGCGAAAATACTGAAAGCCATAATGTTCTCGGCAAACGCCTTACGGTGCAACAAGCCACCAGCCTTGTTAGCTGCGTTCATACCAACCACAAAGTCATCAGAGTTCAAGTTCATCCACTTACGAGTTTCAACACCGTTCACCTTATAGGTAGGCTTCATAACCTTAGTGTCAACAGCATGAGGGATGTACTCACACTCCAAACCATTCTCTTCCATCTGACGTTTACCATGCGGACTCATAGCAATAGGCACAACATTAGGTTTCTTCAACCAAGCCAACACAGCAGGTGGCATAGTCACATGATCCAACGGAGTCCAAGAAGCAATCTTCGGAATCTTGTCATAAGCTTTGCCCTTAAAGACCCACACGTCATACAAAGTGATGAGCAAGTCTTTCAGCTTGTCTTTTCTACCCTTGTTTACGGTGTTAGCGTGATGAGCGTGATTCATAGGGGTCACATCATTGCTGTAAGGCTCAAAGCCACGAGCATAATGAGGTATCTCCCCATAAGGAGTTTTCAACGTACCATTATTGCCTTCTAAACCGAAATTACTTAGCGCAGCAACATCCACGCCATCACGCTTCAAACGCTCAACCAGAAAGCCAGCTTGAACACCATAACCAGTAGGGACATACGGGCTGTTAGAAGTAACCGAAATAATACCCTTTAACTTTGACATAGGATTTCCTTTTTCTCGTAGGTAACACTAGACTAGCATAAGAAAACCCCCCTAGTGCCTACGCACACTAGAGGGGCTTTCAGTTTAAGTCAAGGTTTAGCTTGCGCCACCCTTGAAGTACTTGACGTGGTTAGCGTGGGTTAGGTTACCATCCACACGCATCTTGACACGGAAAGTTGTTACATCCTGGTTGAACGCATAGTCAGGTGACTGTGCAATGTCAATACCGCCAGCAACACGAACCTTGTATGAAGGTAGGTGACCGAACAGTACAGATCTAGCACCAGTAGCAACAGCAGCAACAGCAGGGTTCTCGTATACAGGGAAGCCTAGAACTTGGTCAGGCGCACCAGCAGTACCTGGAACGAAGATGTAGTTACCTGCGCCATCCTTCAACTTGCGAAGAACACCAAGTGAAGAAGTAGACATCTGGAAACCAACACCTGGAAGCGCACGAGCAGCTCCGTCTAGGTTGTATACAAGGTCAACTAGGTTGTCGTAAGTGAAAGCACCTGACACACCAGTCCCGCCAGTTACAGCAGAACCAGCCTGAGTTGATAGACCAAACGGCTGTACAGTTCCAGTACCAATGGTTAGGTCACGGTTTACTGCGAAACCAATCTCGTTACCAGCCTGTTCAGCGATAAGAGATGTTAGGTCAAATCCAGCATCAGCGATCAGTTCGTTCGCCACGCCAACCAAGAAGCTATATTTATACGCTCCAAGGGTGATGCTTGAGAATGTTGGATCGCTTGCACCAATAGCAGCAGTCGCAGTAGCGATAGCAGCAGTTGAACGAGCTGTCAGAGTTGGGATAGTTAGGTTCTCACCAGAAGTAGTGTTGAAGATCTGGCTTGTCTGCAACATAGGGCCAACAAGTCTTGCAACCTGGAAAACCTGGTTGTAGAAAGACTGTGGAACTGTGTTGCTTGAACCAACTAGAGTACGCTTTTCTGGAGCAAACTCGTAACCCTTACGCTCGCCCAAAGCGATTGAACGAAGGATGTCAGAGTCTGCTGAAATAGCGCTCTCGGTTGGCTTGAATGAGGCAGCAGCTTCAGCCGCTCTCTCTTCACGCTCTGCGGTTGCCTTGATTGAGTCAATGAGCTTTGCTCTTTCGTCAATGTCAGCCATGATACGCTCGTAAGTCTGTGTTTCTTCACCTGAAAGATCACGCTTTTCAGCTGCTGCATTGTCAAGCAAAGCCTTAGCTTGCTCGTATGCTGACTTACGGGCTTCTTGCTGGATTTTAATAAATTCAGACATGAAATGCTCCTATAAATAAATGAATGAGGGATTCCTGCGGTGCTGACACTCAACAGATGTAGCGGTGCTGACACTCAACTACTAAGTTAAGTCTAGTAACTGAAAATAACGCATCCTAAAAGTGGACTAGCAGAGATTCGAACTCTGGTGCTAACAAGTTCCTTTACAGGTTTTACTTGTCAGACGAAACCGACCTAGCCCTTTGTGAACTGATAAGGAATCGCACCCCTGACATCCATACGGAAGCCATCTCACCGCCATATTCACAATGGTCAGGCAGTTCAGTTCTAGGGCTAATTGATTGCACATTCAAGCTCACACGAGTACATACGGAACACTAGCCAAATTCACGCTCTACAAACACTTTATCAGGGTGAAAGAAAACCCCACTAGGAGAAGGGAATAAACCTAGTGGGGCGGTCGCTAGAAAAGGGAATAACTAGCGAGTTTCTTTGGTTTCAACAACCCTGACTTCTTTAGCAGGGGTGTCAATCGCAATAATTGCATCAGCAAACGCTTCAGCCAAATCTCTTACAACACCGACCGCAGGGTTACCAGCGGTTTCAAGTATAGCGGTAACAATCTGTTCTTTAGTAGCCATTAGAGCATCTTTCCTTCAAGTTCGTGTTTCTTCTGTTTCAATGATAGCAGGTTTGGTTCAGGTTTAGCTTCAACTTCTTCAACCTTCTCGGTTTCTTCAGTTACTGGCTCTTCAGCCTTCTCACCCTTAGTCATCTGCTTGATAACGTTCTGAAGCAGATCTGCTTGGTCAGGTGTAAGTGAATCTTCAGTTTCTAAAGCTAACAGGGCATCAGATAGTTTCTCAACTTCAACTTGATCTATGGAACGTACTTGGGCAACACTTGCTTCGTAGGCTGGAAAGGTCACGATACTCACTTCTATTAGGCGGACAGACTCTAGGGTTCTAACATTACCATCAGGTGACCAAGAATCGGACTGGACATTGAAACCGAAAGACATCTTGTTGATGTCACCTCGTTGCATCAAAATACTTAGGTCTTTGCCACGAGTAGTAGGTGCAAGATCGGCTTCAACCCTCAAACCTTTAGAGTCCTCAAACAAGCGCATAGTGCCAGCACGAGTGCTACCTAACACTTCACCTGAATCGTGATTCCACAACAGTTTCACATCATTGCGAGCTTGCAGAGAACGCTTGAAAGCCCCTGGAGCTATACGCTCAATGAAAGGCAATGGCTGGCTATCACTATTGAACACAGCAGCATACCCTGAGAACGTCATCTTGTCCCCATCAGCACGAATCTCAAAATCAACATCAGAAACACGAGTTTCAGGTGCTGGCTTAATACCGTTTATCTTACGGAGAGTTGCCATAATCTTTTCGGCTCTACTATTAGCCCTCAAAACAACATCACTCATCAAATTCCTTTGTTTATCTGATTCCCTATCAACAATACCACGACTCCAAGTAAAGCCAGCATCTCCGCCCCAAGCATCCCACATGATACGACCATTTGAAGGATTATCGGTGTTGTAGAAATCTTTGCCTTTTTTATCTACTTCGTGTCTTGCGAAAAACGAGTACATCCGTTTGACCACACTCAAAGACATGGATCTGCCAGCCACAATGTCCGTAGCTCTACCCCAACCAACAGGAGTGCCAGCACCAGTAGCCTTGCCTTCTTTTTTCCAACGCAAAGCCCTCGCAGCAGCAGTTTTCATGCCCTGTGTTGGCTTGTAGGTGGCTACGGCTCTGGTGTCCATTGGTTCTACTTACGCTAGATCTGCTAGTTCTTCTTCGTGTACAGCGATAGCAGAAGTAATCACAGCGATAGCGGTGTTTGACTGCTCAACAAGTTCAGCGTTACCTAGAGATTCGGCAGACTTCTTGTTTAGCTCGTGCTGGTAACCTTCAAGGTTCAAGGCTTCAATACGCTGTGTAAGCAACTGAATCTTTGCTTCGTTAGATACATTAAATGACATTAGTTTCCTTCTTGTAGGGATTGCAGAGTTGCAACCTGTTGTTCTAGTGACTCTACTTTAGCCACCAAGACAATCATAGCGTTATAGGCTGCTTCCAAGCCATCAGGGTTGATGTAGTCGCTCTGCTTCCATTCCGCCAAAAAATTGTTTATTTCATTCATTATGTCCAAGTCCCAACTGTGGTTACTGTTCCATTACCGATAGGTGTCAGATTGAAGATAAGCCCTGATTGTACGATCCAAGTGTTGTCGTTAGTTGCTGAAGCCGATAGACCTGGATAGATCTTTGTTGTACCTGTACCTGTAACCCTAATAATACCTTTGGCTCTAAGAATACCGTATCTTGATCCTGAAGAAATTGGGGTCATAAAGGCTACGTTTCCTGTGGTTCTAACGGTAGACATAGTGGTAGCAGTAACGAAAGAAGTTGTGTTGCTTCCATAATCTACATAGCTTGTGACCGCCACAGTAGGTGAACCGCTGACAGTAGTGTTTACTATTTGGAATGTTCCCTGCACACCTGAAGTAACCACAAAGTCATGTTGTACAGCTAGTTCTATCTCGTATTCATAAGTTGTTCCAGCAGCCACAGTAATTCCTGTTGTTGGGCCACCGATCATGCTTTGAACTGCACCGCTCTCAGAGAAGTCAATAAAGAAGTCTGAGTTAGAGATGTAATAGTAGTTTTGTGTCTTTAAAGCTCTACCAGGTGTGATGTTTGATGTCTGATAGTAGACTGTGCCGTCATACTCGTTTGCTCCAGCAGTAACTGTTGTCAGGTTTGTGCCTGACTGGAATGTTAGTGGAGATAGGCTTGTTGTTCCAGCAGCTAGGGTTAGGTTGCCTGTTAGTGTTCCACCAGTAAATGATCCGCCAGATACGGTTGTCCAAGTAGGTGTTGAACCTGCACCGCTAGAAGTAAGAACTTGACCTGATGTTCCTGGGTTTCCGCCTAAAATGATTGATGCGTTTGTTCCTGCAATGCTTAGGCTTCCAGATGTTGTAAAAGATGCTAGGACTGTTCCTGCCGAGTTTTGTAGTTGTAGTAAATCTGCTGTTTGAGAGCTAGTTGCACGAATTACTTGACCAATAATTCCAGCGTTCAATGTCTTTATGTTTGATGTCGCTGAGAACCAAGAACTTGTACCTGCAAGCATGGCTGCTGAAGTTCCGATATCTCCAGCAGAGTTTACGCTGGCTAATACTGTTCCTGCTGAATTTTGCCACTCTTGCAAGTTAGCGGACTGAGAAGCAGCACCACGAATTATTAAGCCCTTATTGGTTGCAGAACTACTATAAATACCTGCTTGAATTGAACCAGCCGTAGAGTTAGCACCGACAGTAAAAGTTCCTGCGGCAAAAGTATTATTAAACGGATCAACTCTAAAATGAGTGCTTCCTGCTCGTTGAACAAGCAAAGAATCTGAACTTGTTGTTTGATTGTTGATGAATAATGCTCCGTCAGCAGAGATGTCTGCAATGACAGTTCCACCAGAGTTTTGCCATTGCTGGAGATCGCCCGTTGCGCCAGATACTTGTCGAACAACGACATGTGGGTTCGTGCCAACGCTTCCACCTGCTTGAATACGAGCAGTCTGCCCAGAGTTTAGCGAACCGTAATAAGTCGCACCAATAATGCTAAAACCTGTGGACTGGCTAGAAGTAAAAGTTCCTGCGCTAGTCACCCATGCAACAGCATTATTTGATGAATCTCTTGCTTCTAAAAGATTTGCTGTCTGCCCTGTTGCGCCACGAATAACAGCACCAACAGTTGTCGAAGAAGAAGCTACTGAAGTTAATTGCCCTAAACCAGAAGAAGCTCCAGTAGTAATAGAGCCATACTGCACAACCAAGCTATTTGAAGAATCAACTGTAAATACAGGTGTAGATCCGCTATTTTGGATTTGAAAGTACGGAACTGATTGGGATGCTGCACCACGAATTAGTTGACCAATACCACCCGAAGCATGAACAGTAATACCAAGCGTTGCGGACAGATCCGTTCCACCAAGGTTTAGACGGTTTACATTGTTTACAGGAGCAGTAAAGTTTGCTGTAATGCTACCAGCAGAGTTTTGCAACTCAAACATGCTGGCTGTCTGACTTGCCTGACCACGAACAACCAGACCCTTCTCAGTAGTAGCCCTAGCCAACACATTCAAAGCAGCAGAAAAATAAGTTGAAGTACCGACTCGGTGATCACCAGAAGTAACACCAATACCCGAAATAATTAGGTTACCTGCTGGCTCAACTCTTGCAACTGAAGTTCCAGCAGCATTTTGCCATTCTTGTAAATTTGCGCCTTGGCTTACAGTAGCCGAACCACCAGAAGTGTAAGTATCAGTCACAGCACTTGTAACAGTAAACTGAGTTTGGCTGATAACGGATGCCACAGTAGCAGCGTTAATGTTGAATCCAGTATTAGCAGTACCAGAAGGGTTACCTGTCGATACGATACCTGTGATCGTTAGCACCTGACCAACTAAAAATTCATGTTGAGCAGAAGTAGTGTAAGTAATTGCAGTACCGTTACCAGTAGCCCCAGTAATCGTAGAAGTGAGTGTTGTAGCTGCTTTTACAATTAAGCCTTTACCTGAAGGTGTGCTTGGCTGGAAAGTAGCAGTCCTGTTTGTGTCCCAAACCATTGGGAACTTGTTTTGAAAACCAAAACCTGTTCCTGGCTTAGACATGTAAGCCATCAAAGAACCTATTTGATAAGTGTCACCAGCAGACCAAAGAGCCATGTCAAAAGTTACACGAGTAGCTCTAGTGCTTCCGTTGTATGAGTTGAACTTCTGCATCAAAGCAGCACCATCAAACCCTACAACTCCAGTAGTAGGGCCAAAACTAGAGTTTACTGTCGTAAAGTCAGCATTTAGTAACTCTGTTTTCATTGTGATTGGCTTGTTGTTTGTTCCACCGACAAAACGAGCAGAAACTAACCCTAGGAATGTAAACAAAGGTTGATAGTGAGTGATGCGTAAAAATCTTGTTGTGACATTGATTTGAGATCCATTTTGAAACGCAAATAGTGATCTGTAAGCAGTCGGGTTTACTACACTCCAAGTAGTGCCGTCAGCAGAAGTTTCCACTACGTTAGGTATTTTGAAGCCCCAGTAAGGGTAGTAGCCTTCTTCGTTAGGTAGCATCACAGGAGTAGAGAATCCTGCGTTAGTTGACAAGCTACCTTCAGCGTAAGTGCCTGGTGAACCAGTACCGTAAAGCACACCAAAAATGTTTGGGTTAGTAATTGTTCCAGAAATACCTAGATAAGAGCTGGTTGAAATCACTCCGCTAGAGTCAACTTTTGCTCCAACAGTTCCAGCACTATTTTGCCATTGCTGTAAATCAGCCGTCTGGCTTGCTGCGCCACGAATCAAAGCACCGACAGTTGTAGATGAACCAGCAATAGCAGTAATTTGTGCAAGACCTGACGTTGTGCCAGAGCGAACTTGACCAGTATTTAGATTGCCAGCAGAAGTAATAGAACTTAGAACGCTTGATGCTGAGTTCTGCCACTCCTGCAAGTTAGCCGATTGTGAAGCAGCTCCACGCACAATCACACCAACGTTAGTTGCAGAAGCAGAATAAACGCCCAACTGCACACCAGAAGAAAGCGAACTCAAACCAATAGTCACACGACCAGAAGTAAGCATGTTGTTAAAGTTCTGGTAGAAACCGTTGTGAGTGATAGTGTCGCTAAAAGTTTGTGTGCCAGCAAAAGTGTTTCCACCAGAAAGATTAGCTTTACCAGCCAGATCTGTAACAAGGTTAGTTACCTGCGACTGAGCAATAGTCAACCCACCCTGATTAATACCAATCACAGGAGCAGTAGGCGTACCCGAATTAGTTATAGGAGCTGTAACAGCAACCGAACCAACAGAACCAGGCGTGTTAGTTACAGTAAAAGTCCATGCAACACCATTCCAAGTGTAAACAACGCCACCATAAGTGAACTGATCACCTATGGCTGGACTAGAAGGATAAGGGACAGCCATTACGCCACCTGTTGAGCAGTAAAGATGATCGCTGCCGTAGTAGGTCTAGTCGGGTTAGTTCCAGCGACATAAGATTCAAGACTTACAGTAGTGCTTGTAGATGACCACATAAGTTCTACATACTGTCCAGCTGTAAAACGCAGAAAATAGTTCCAACCAACAAGAGTGTGAGCAGGAACTTCAGCAGACTTACGAGCATTGATAGAAATGTAGCCAGTAGATCCAACGACATCTTGCCCATTGATGCGAAGCCAAACATAAATGTTCTCTAAAGAGTTGCCAGTATTTTGAAACTGACCAGACCATTGCAGATTGTATAAACCAGCAGTAGGAAAATAGATTCTACTTGTGTCACCGAAATAGACATCACTAGAAAAAGCTGTTGTGTCCCAAGGCATAGCGTAGGCAGTAGTAGTGCTTGTTATCGCTTGTCTACCTAAATACTCAAAAGCACCATACTTCATAAAAGGCGCATCAGTAATAGCAACATTGTTCTCTGTGACAGCAACATTGACTGTATCGCCAGAAACAGTTATGACAGGATTATTCTCAACAACACTTATAGAAGTATTACTCATCTAGTCACCTGCGGTGTGACCACAAATTTGCCTTGTAGCAAGCGGTCTGTAACTCCACCACCTGAAGTTATTTCAAGGTCATACTGATAGAAACCTTCATTGATAGATGATGTAGCGGTAGAAGAAGCAAGGATAGCGATAGTGCCAGCAGTACCACCAAGAGTGATGCCTGTACCAGAAGTCAAAGATAAGACAGTTGCAGTTGAATCGTAAGTTTCACGAACCTGCATAGCAGCTGTATAGCCAGTCAAGTTCATTGCAAGACCATTGACAGTAATAGTAAAAGTTCTGTCAAAGGTTGCACCCTGTGGGCAAGTGATGTTGTATGTGCCTGGATTAATCATCTTCAACCTCATCTTCCATCTCTTCATCTTCAGGTTCTTCAGGTTCAACCATCATAGGCTGTGCAGACACAGTACCGACATACGGCATAGCAGGTAAACCAAGTTCCATCAACACAGCTTCAGGGTCATAACCAGCGTTCACAAGCGTTTCAGCCATCTTCACCTTGATCTGTGTTTCAGATAGATCCGCTGCACCAATGCTGATGTTAGCCAAAGGCACTCTAAACGCATCTCCGCCCTCAACTAAAGGCTCATCTTCCAACTTCTTTATTTCGTTGATTGACTTGAAGCCAGCCTGAGTAGCGATTGAGTACGCTTGGTAACGGCTTTGAAGGTCACCACGAAGCAAAGCAGAGAAATTGAACTTGATAAACGCATTGTTAGGCAAAATACGGCTGTAAGCCCACTCTAACTTCTCCAAAATAGGTCTAAGAGTGTGAGAAATGAACTGTAAGTTGTTTTGTTCAACCGAAGCGTAGCTCGCTGTGTCAGGAATACCTAGCATGTGCAACGGAATGTTGAAAGCACGAGCAATCTCTTCCACAGCAAACCTGCGAGAATCCAAGAACTGTGCCTGATCGTTAGGAACAGTAGTAGTAACATACTTAGCTCCACCAGAAAGAACGCCAGTCTTGTGTGACTTTCTCAAACCTCTGTGGCGAGAGTCAAAACCATCACGCAAATCTCTAGCTTCTTCCGAAGTTAGTTCCCCAGGGTACTCAATGATGCCGTTTGTGCTAGATCCGTTAGAGAAAAAGCGAGCAGCATACGACTGTAAAGCAGTAGCGACACCGAGAGCATCTTTCAACTTGTCTACTCTGGATAGTCCAGTAAGTGAGCCTGGTGTCGCTAGGTCTATGATGTGGATTACTTCATCAGAAGTTAGTGGCTTAGGTTCGTCAGCGTAAATAAACATTTTGCGACCGATAGCAGAACGTCTAACTTCCATCTTTGTAGGATCTAAAGCTACAAGGTTGACTACATCACCACGATTATCTCTGAAAACTCTGGTGTACGAGTTACCGAACACAAGTAGAGAAGCCACGACAGCTCCATAGTGTGCTTGACGAGTTGTGTCTACGTCTGGCTGTTCAATCCATAGTGGTTTAGGTCTGTAAGGGCTACGCTCGCCATCAATACGCTTGAACGCATCCACAGGCAAAGTAGAGATAGTGTCGCTGATAAGGCTTACAGCAGAGAAGAACGCAACAATCTCGTAGGCAGTATTGCCGTTGATCGTTGTGCCAGACTGAGTTTCTGTTGCAAAATCCCCACCCTGCGAGAAAATGCTCTGATAAGAAACAGCACGTTTAATGAAAAGATTTTCAAGCATTATTTATCCGTTCCAAGAGCTAAACCAAAAAGAAGTGTGCCTACGCCTAACGCAATGACACCTGCTGGTGGGTAAATCCATCCGATACCCAACGCCACAAAAATAACGCCTACCGCTTGAACTATTGAAGAAATCATAATTAACCTATCCAAAAAACTTTGGCACTATCCTTTTCTCTATTTTAGCCCCTGCTCGGTCATACGCCAAGATAGCAGCAACAGCCGCATCTATTCGCCTATTACTGGAACGGTTCTCTTTTACGATACGAACACCAAGATTATCTGTCTTGACAACAGCGTTACTCAAATGTCTTGCAAGCAACGGATCTCCGTCATGCGTTATACGCTTCTCAACGACAGCATCAAAGAAATTAGCGCAAGCAGGAATCATACGCCTAGCCGAAGTAGACGGCCACTCCACGATAGGCACACCAACCTCAGCCAAAGCTTCCATAGATCTCTGCCAACGGTAAGGGTCACAAGCAACCTCACGAACCTTATACTTCGCACAGAAGTCCCTGATAGCGTTCTCGGCATCCAGAATGTCCACACGCCAAGTATCATCAGAATCAACAGGCTTCTCCCACGCCTTCACCAAGAAAATGTAGGGCTTATCTTCTTCATGTCTTGGCTTGCGACAACCAACAATAACAGTCGTGTCACCTGAGAACGAGCCGTCAAAGCCAAGGACATACTCGGCATCAGGGTCAAGTTCTTCAGGTTGAGCGACAGCATCCCACACGCCAGTAGGTAGCCAAGAGATCTGCGAGCTAACCCATTGGTTACAACGCTTGGTACGGAACTCCGACTCAGGCGTACGCAACACAGCAGACTCATAATCGGACAAAGCACAAATGTCATCTATGCCAGGGTTAGCGATACGCCAAGTTTCTTCCAACCTATGATCCGCTTCCATAGGGGCTTCCCACCATCCCATGAAAAATGTCGGGTCAACAACTTCGCCAGTAGAAACCTTACGCCCATATTGATACAAAGAGTAAGCGATACTGTCCTGACCCGTAGAGTCAGACTTCACACCAGCAGTAGTAATCGCAATCATAGAAGCCATGTTGCCTCTAGCACCCTGAGCCAAAGACATTACATCAAACAGCTCTCTATTGGGTTGGGCATGTGCCTCGTCAAAAATCACAGTTGTTGGACTAAGACCCTCTTTACTGAAAGCCTCAGCAGATAGCACACGATACACAGAGCCAGTAGACGGAACTTCAATCGCATCCCTATACAACTTCACCATGTCCATCAAGTCAGGGTGAGCTTCAATCATCTTCTTAGCATCACCGAACACAATACGAGCCTGATCCTTGTCAGCCGCACAAGAATAAACCTCAGCACCATTGATGCCCTGAGCCAAAAGCCCATACACGCCAAGCGTAGAAGCCAAAGCCGACTTACCCTGCTTTCTCGGCATACCAATCAAATTGATGCGGTGCTTCAAACCCTTATCGTCATAAGCGTAAACATGGCGCAACAACTCTTTCTGCCAATCACGCAACTGCAAAGTAACGCCAGCCTTACCAGCCACAGAATCCTTAGTAATAATTCCAAAGGTTTCCGCAAACGCAATAACGGCTTCACCCTTGCCATTAGCGATCTCTAGCTCAGAAACAGGGGTCAGCCAAGCAGGTGGCCAACTAGCCATGCTTCTCCATAAAGTCAGCCAACTTCGACTTAGCCTTCACCTCAGCCAAACCATAGCGAGAACGATCAACAGGAGTCCAAGCCATCAAAGACAAGTTAGAAATCAACGCACGTTCCAAATCACGCAACTGCCTACGATCACGCCACGAATCTTTATCCGCATTAGCGACCCTCTCCGCCAGAATCTCACGCAACTCATCACGCTCATCCAACATCTCAGCCGTAAGTTGCACAAGCCAAGCATCAGTACGACCCAACCACAACTGACCCTTATTCCAAGCCTCATCCCAAAACGCTGTGCCAGTCACACCCAAAGGGCGCAAAGGAGCAGGTCGCATGTCCAGCTGAGGCAACTCAACAGCATCCTTCGGCAAAGGCCGCCTACCAGGGTTACCAATCAGGCGTTTCTGTTCAATAGGCTTCGGGGGATTAGGCATACACACTCCAAGACTCGTAGTTGACTTGTGCAACAAGCCTAACACCTAAAAAGGTTTGAACTGCTACTTTGCACAAAGACTCAGGACAGGGGTGTCGGGATCTTGGCGTGTGCCAGAATTTAGTCCACTCCTCCCCTAGTGTTTTGGCTGTTGTGTGTGTTTTAGGCCTGTTGTAAGGCTCTAGGCGGGCTTTTAGCTGGCCTTGTGTGTGTCTGTATGGTCTTGAGGTTGCGGGCTTCTGTGAGCCTTTTAGGGCTGTTTCTGAGGGTAAAGCTAAACCCGCCTAATCTCTAGGGACTAAGCGGGTAGCTTGTGGATAAGTTAGAGCTTAGAAAGTCAAGTCCATATCCTTTCTAACCTGTGCCATTAGCTCGCTGTAAGCTTTGCTAGCTCTCCAGAGCTTGCGGTCTAGAGCTGTGTCTATCTCTAGAAGCTGGCTAATTCTGGCGTGGCGGTCTGAAACTCTTTTGACTGCCTCAAAATCGCCTAGCTGTGTCTGTACCGCCTGAGACCTCTCTAAATTTCTTAGCTTCAGCTCTAGGGCTGTTATGTGGTCTAATGCCATTTCTTGAAGTAGCGCTAGCTCTGCTTCTGTTAGCTCTAGCTTTATTGTTGCCTGTGTCATTTTGTAGCTCCCTTTTTGTCCTGTGATAGCTGGCGGTTGCCTAGCTGTGTCCAGTTTAGAGCTGTGAGCTTGTTTTAGTCAAGCTTGAAACGCTAAATCTTTAGAGGCCTTTATTTAGGCGGGCTTCAGGCGTGTCTTATGATCCTGTGAAACCCTCAAAGCGCAGCTAAAACCGCATAGCAAAACCCGCCTAACTGTGTGAGCTTAGGCGGGTTTAGGTGAGCTTCAGAGAGCTTTAGGGTTGCTCCAGAGCTTCTAGTAGAGCTACAAGCTGGCGGGCTATCCAGTTAGGCACGCCTAGCGCTTCTAAGTCCTCAGCTTCAAGTTCGTTAGCTGTGTAATCTCCGCAACCAAAGCGGACACATATCCAAGCTAAACCCTCGCTGTCCTCTGTGGACATATTTGGAAACATGAAGTCGCCACATTGACAAATTAGGACATTTCTGAAATCAAATCTAGAAGCCATAAATAACCCTGCCTAACTGAGCTAGTAACCAAGTAAGGCCATAAACCAAACCAATACCAGAAACCAGAAACAAAAACCCTTTCAGCGTTTCACTCATTAGTTTCAGCTCTCAGCTCTGTAATAGCTTCCAGAAAGTCGTAATATCCCTCAGCTAGCTTTAGCTCCGCTTCTTCTAAGCTTTCAGCTTCAACTGAAACAAGCTCACCAGTTATAAATTCGTAAATTGCCATTTTGTTATTTCCCTTTCTTGAATAGCTCTGACTTTTTGCCATAGCTAATAACACTATACACAGTTAGCTCTAAAATTCTCGCAATTTGCCAAACTGGATATTCTCTTGTTGGTCTGTCGCTTCCATGCTGAAATAAAGTTTCAGGCAACAAACCAAGCTCCACAAGCTCCCCTATTGCTGAAGCTTCATAAGCGTTTTCATATCCGTGACGCATTGGAATAATAGCCAAAACATTACCATTGAGCCAAATTCTTACGCTGTGATAAGTGTTTCCGTTGATCCCGTCAAACCAAGCTCTACCCTCAAAAAACAAGCTTGAACCCTTAGCGACTTGTTCATAATCTTTAGACATTTTCTTTGCTCCCTTTTAGTAGTTGAATGTTGCTGTTTATAGACATGATGTACTCTTCTTGCTCTCTGAGCTTCTTCTCTAACTCTCTAATCTGATAGAAAGTGTTTAGTTGCTCTTTGATAGCGTAAGCCTGTTCAAGCTCTAAGCTCTCTAGCTCCATTTTGCTTCTCCCTTTTTCTTGTGTTAGCTAACTTTTGCTAGCTTCAACTAATCTAAACACAAACTAGCCAAATCTAGCTAGCTTTTTTGATAACTTTTTTATAAATAATCGTTATAAAGCTTGAACACATTTTTCAGCGTTTCCCTGTAAGCTGTCGCACATTACAGAGAGGACATAATCGCAGCTAACTTTATTTAGAACCAATTACATATTTTGAGCTGGTCGAGCTGGCTGAGCTGGTCGAGCTGGCTGAGCTGGTCGAGCTGGCTGAGCTGGTCGAGCTGGCTGAGCTGGTCGAGCTGGCTGAGCTGGTCGAGCTGGCTGAGCTGGTCGAACCGAACCAGACCGAACCGAACCAGATCTCAACCAGATTATGACCAGAATATGACCAAAATCTGACCAAGATCTGACCAAATAGCAACCAGATTTTGACCAGATTTTGACCAAATTAGTCTGTATGCGGTTGATGACCAGCCAAAGTAAAGTTATCGCAGTCCCATTCACCATAAACCGCTTTACGGATAGAAATAACTCCAACTGGAATTTCTGACCGAATTTGTTTCATAGCTTCAACAATGTTATCTGCCCAAACCATGTCATAAAGGCTACTATCGCCACCAAAAAAGCCACAAGCTCCAAGCCCATAAACATAACAGTTATCTTTCTTCATGTTTTTAGGAAATGTGTCTGGATCATAAGGGTTGATTACATGATCGTAAAACAGATTAGAGCAAGTCAAACACATATGAGCTTCTTCTAGCCAAATCTCAAGATCCATAGAAACATTACAGTAAATACACTTTTCCAATTTCATTAGCTTTCCTTTTCTTCTAGAATTAGCTCTAAATCAACTAACATAGCCCAAACACTACTTTCTTTTATTTCAGGGTAAATTTCTGCCAAACTTTCGGTAGCTTCAGCAAAGTTATCCCAAATTTCTGTTTCTTTCATTAGTTTCCCTTTCTAACTAAAACTTGATCTGTCGCTTCATCATAGTAATAAATAGGGTAGCAAGTTTCACAATTGCCCCTATCGCATTTTTCATCATCTTTTTTCATTAGTTTCTCCCTTCTAAACCATCTTTTATGTAATCAAACATAGTCACCAAACCAAGCGTGAAAATTGCAATAGACACAACTAATACCCATTTAGTGGCGGTAAGCGTAAAGCTGGTTTTCGGTTGCTCATAATTGAATTGCTCCATTATTTCCCGATCTCTATGTTGCAGCTTGAACATTTAGCGCAATCTTCGCAATCAGCGTGTTCACCAAAAAAATCTTCAGTAGCCCAAAAATTGTCGCAATCACTAATATAGTTTTCGTCATAAACGGGTTTAGGTGTAATCTCGCCCTTATCATACAAATCCATTAGGTGTTTGTAAGTGCAATCAACACAAGATACAAACCGATCTTCACCGTTTCCAACTTCCCATAAAGCTTTAGGCATTAGAAACCCCTTTTCTTCTGCATAATAAAAATCGTTTAGTGGCATTTCTTTAGTGTGTTCTTCTATTGTTTCACCCGTATAGGCGTTTATCCAATAGAAAATGTTTTCATCAAAATCTATCCATTCGGGATCTTGATTTTCTAGCCCCTCATTTAGAGCTAGTTCTTGTTCTGGTGTTTCTAAAATTCCAAATCTCGCATAAAACTTTTCTTCTGGTAGATCGTGCCAAGCGATTAGGTATCTCTCAACTTTTATTGTGTCAATAATTGCCATTTTCCCTTTTTCTTTCTCTTAGATTTCTTGAAGCTCTTTTAGCGACAAGTCGTTTTGTAACGCCACTAACACGATAGAACTAATGTTTACCCATTCACTTTCTTTAGCGTGTATCTTCTTCCAAAAAGTGTGTGCAGATCTAACTTTTGGAACATCTCCAGCTTCTGTATAGTCACCTAACACAAAAACACGATCTCCACGCCACCGCCCCAACACATCTTGATTTTCAGCGGTAAGTTTGAAATCTCCAAACCCTCTATCTGGACTAGCTGTTGTTAGCCAATACTGAACTAACGGTAAGTCACCAAGAAAACCGCAATGCTCTAACTGTTTAGCTCCGAAACCTAAATCTCTAGGATTGACAAATTCTTTTTTATCGCTATTTACTAGCAAATGATACTGACCCATTACTTCTTCACCTCTTTCCAAGTTAGATCATCCAACATACTTTCAAATAGGGCATCAGTAGTTTCATGCCATTTATCCAGAGCTTCCCTAAACTTAGGCGTAAATTCTTCTTCCCAAATCTCATAGCTGTAACCCTCTTCCCAGATTAGAACCACATGTTGCTCTTCACCCTCATAAGTAAAGTAAATGTCCCTCACCCACTTCTTTACATCTTCTTCAACTTTTACAAGCTTTAGATCTTCAATGCTTTTCATTATTTTCCCTCTTTCTTTCTTTTTATTTATTGTCTAGTTTTTCTAAACAAGCTTCGTGATAATCGCCCGTTTCCGTAGAAACTTCCTCATCAAGATAAATAAGTTCACCGCAACTATCGCACATGAACCCAGAACATTCAGCGCAACCGTAACCGTCATCAACTGGCAACCGATTCACAAATCTGCCAAATCCGAAAGCTGTTGAATTACCGCAATACACACAAGGATCTTTTATTGTGTCCATTTCTTCCCTTTACGTCAACTTTACAGATCGCACCGCAGTTAGCGGAGCTTTCTCTGACTTACAAACTAACTTTATAGCTTGCTTTGTATCTTTAGCTGACACAATAACAGTAACAAAACCCGTATCATGCTTTAGTCTAACTTTGAAATTAGTCATTAGTATTCTCTCTTTTATACACACAATTAGAAATATCTTCTTTTTCCATGTAGACAGTTGAGCTATCAAGAAATTCGGTTTCACTACTAATACCAGTTAGCAATTCATTTCTCCAGTAAATTTGTGCTTCTTCTATTGTGTCCGCTTCAATTTCGTAGCGATCTGTTTGTTGAATTATAAATTTAGGCATTAGTTTCTCCCTTTTCTTCTTGTGTTGCAAAACCGTATCTCTCAATAAATTCAGTTAGTAAGTTGAAACCGTAACCGTCATTATCTGAGCTTGTATCTGCAAGTAAGTTATGAATCTCTAACAGCTCCCAAGTTTGATCCTTAGTTAGTTTGCTCATTTATTCCCTTTGTTTAGATAGCTGTTGTTAGCTACAAGAACAACAATAAGCTCTAAACACGCCATGTCAAGAACATTTTTAGGTTTCGTTATAAATCCGTTATAAACGCCAAAAACCCCCTAGCGGACAAAAACTAGGGGGTTAGGCGTGTTATCTGGTGTCGGGTATCGCAACCGAACTTAGAACCAAATAACCAAAACTGTTTCAACCAAATTCTAACCGAATCTTAGCTCAACGGTTTGTTGCCACGCTTTTCGTTACAGCTTTTATGTGCTGGTAGCAGTATCGCATTAGAACCAGATTCCCCAGCGTTAGCGTGATCAGCAACCCAAGGATCGCTAAACCTAGCACCCCCATTACACAAATGACATACCAAGGCAGTTTCACGAACCAATTTAGCTCTCTTGCGATAATCACCAGAATACTGTCCCGTCATTTTCTTTATTGCTGCCCTTTTAGCGTTATGCAGATCTGTAACCAGATTTTCATGTGTAACGCAACGATTAGAACCAGAAGTCAGCTCACCGCAATCTAGGCAGGGTTTAGGGAATCTACCCATTAGGTTTCTCGCAGTTGCTGATAGCTTCAAATTCGGTGTGGTATTTATCCCAACAATTTTCAACCGAATTTTGACCGAAGAAACTGAATATTCCAACCAAAATAACGACAACTAGAATACCGTTGATTACAACCAAAATTTTCTCAAATAATCTCATAACCCTACCCTTACGAACCGAATTTGGCTTTTCTTGAAATCAGTAAGCAACTGGATTTTAGTTGTCTTATACATCAAGTTAGCGTTGATAATTTTTCCTTCACCCAAATAAATCGCTGAATGGTAGAAGTTTGTTGAACCAGAATAAGCGAACACAACCAAATCCCCGATCTGTGGATTACTGACACGCTTCCCCTGGTGAGCTTGCTTATCCGCTGAATGTGGCAGCGTAACGCCTACCTGCTTGTAAGCCCACACAACCATACCCGAACAATCCCAACCAGAAGGTGTTGAACCAGAAAACACATAAGGTGTCTTATCTGCGAACCGAACCAAATGTTTAGTTACTTGAACCAAATGTTTGCGTTTTTGAACCAAATGTCTTTGCTTGTCTAACTCCACAAGTTTTTCAACCAGATTATAGGTTTGTGTTGTTGCAGGTTTACTGGTTGAACCGAAACTTGCCCAAGCTCCAACCAAAACAAGGAACGCTGTAACTAAAGCTGTAAATAATTTCATTTTCCCTTTCCAATCTAATCTTTATCTCAGCCAGTCCATTGAACCGAACCAAAGGCGTCTTAAATAGTCTAACCAAATATTAGGTATTATCTTCTACAACAGCAAATAATCTTTTTGACATAACTGCGACTGCTTCAGGATTGATGTCGTTTGTAATAAATCTTCTACCCAACGATTTGGCGGCATCAGCAGTTGAACCAGAACCACCAAAAGGGTCAACAACGGTATCGTTACATTCCGTATGCACTTCAATAAATGGTTTGATCAAATCTAAAGGCTTTTGGTTAGGATAGCCAACTCGTTCAGGATGTGTATTAGACAAAGTTATGTCCCAAACTGAACTGACTTTCTTAGCTCCTTCATATCCTTTCTTTGGCCATTTACGATTGACTAAAGGGACAAATTCAGCGTTAAATTTAGGTTTATCTGTTTTGCTAAATAACAGAATTGTGTTGTGTTTATTTGCCCACCATTTAGAAGCACCCCTGCCCAAGCCAAATGTCCAAATGATTTCACCCTGAGCAATAAACCCAATTTCCACCATTTTGCAGTAAACCTGATGAACAGCTCTATAATCCAAACAAATAGCGAATACTCCAGTTTGTGTCAAAGCATCATATGCAGATTTACCAACCTGCGTTAATAAATCAATAACCTGATCAACAGTCAAATCTTTATACTGTTTTGCCGTTGATTCAATACGCTGAATGTTGTTAGTTCCAAAAGGCGGGTCAGTCCAAATTAATTGAATTGAATTATTTGGCAAAGCTTGCATAAATTTAATAGCATCAACATTGTAAATAGAACCATTTGGATTAGAAATTGTAGGAAGCATGATTAATCTTTACCCCACCCAGTTCCCTTGAACCGAACCGAAGGACTACCAAATAGTCTAACCAAAACTTCCTTGCATTGCTTACATTTTGTAGGTGGTTTATGTGTGTTATTTATAGGCTCAGTAATAATAAATTTATGCCCATTAGAGCATTGGTATTCATAAACTGGCATTATTCCGCCTTTGATCTAAATATAACTATCGCTGTTGGAAAAGGTGCTGAAGTTCCAGCAATCCTATTTTGTTCATACTTTAGTCTGCCTTTGATAAATCTAATTTCTGATGCTTTAGCTGCGTAATCATGCCACCAAATAGTGTCTGTTCTGGCTGGAACTAAACAAACAACAGTTGCGCCGTTTTCCCACGCTTCAACAGCTTTAGCCATCCATAGCTTGATTGTGCGACCATAAGGGGGATTGCACCACACAACGCCATCCCAAACCTGCTCTAAACCATTCTTTTCAATGTCGAAATAGTTTTCAAGTTTATAGTTGTATTCATTTGCACAAACATCAACAGTAAAACCAAATTCTTGATTTAGATCGTCAAACAACTTTTGTGGTGTCCCCCAATCATCCGCATTGCTAGTAAACCATGAGTCATTTATTTTTGGCATTTATTCTTCTTCCAGAGGGTCGTAGATAGCTTGAAAACCTAAAGCTATGTCTGTGTTACTTGTTACAACTGCATCTCTTGTATCTTGTGTTGGCTGCTTTTCAGCGTGTTTATGTGTTCTGCGCCAGTTCTTAACCAAATTAACCGAATCTCGGTCATCAGTTTCAAACTCTGCACCACAAGAACACACCTCACGAATCATTACAACTTCCAAACAGTTCCTGTAAAGTCTTTGTTCTTTTCTAAGGCAAAACAAACCAAACCAGGCTGGCTATCTTCGCCTGAGTTCAATCTCCACCAGTTAGATCCGTTGTCTAGGGTTGCAGCTTGAACCCAGAACCTAGATGTTCCTCTATTGGTTGAACCAAGTTCTTGCACTCTAAGGTGATGGAAGTGACCAGAAACCAGAATTGTGGAAGCTGTAACAGGTTGCTTACCAAATGATTGCTTACGCCACCAGTCTGGGATGCCTTCAGGTCTGTTAGCTTGGTGTCCATGCACCATACCCAGAACATGGTAGGAATCTCCAAATATATCTAGGGCAAGTGATTCATCATGGGTCGCAGGTTCATGGAAAGTTATGTCAAGTCCAACTTCTTTACTCAACCTAGCAAGTGTTCTACCAATGTGAATACCCCAGTCATCCGTAGGAGTTCCAACTTTCTGTTTATTCACTCGGAACTGGCAATGATTACTTCCAACCGAAAGATAAGTTATAGGAGCATACTTGGCTAATTCCTTTAGAGTTGACCAAGCCATGCTAGTAGCCACATCAACCTGTTGCTGAAGCGACATTGAATTTGTGGCGAGCTGGTGAAGATCTGCTGCGTTACCGAAATTTTCTATAACGTCACCTACATCACAGAATACGATCCGTTCTGGCTTTAGTTGCTTTACTTTTTGGACTAACCGAACTTGTGTTTCAGCGACACGCAAAAACAATGCTTCAGTACCGCCCCTATGATCTACCTTGCCAACCTGAAGATCTGACCAAAGAACAACCAAAGCTTTACCAGAAGCCACAGGCTTAGGTGTTACAGGTTTAGTTTTCTTAGCCAACGAATAAAGCAAAGGCAAATCAAGTTTTGCGTTCTTCCTACGCCAGCGAATACGAACAGCAGTCATCCACATAGGGTCAAGTGGAAAGGGTCTAGCAACCTGCCAGCGGCTAATTCTAGGCTCACCAACAATATCTATCTCGTCAGGATTTATCCCTGCATCACGCAAGAACCCCTCAATGTCAACAGGGTTATCGCCTTCAACGGCAGGAAGAGTAGCTTCACCGCCATCACCATCAAACACCACAGACGGATGCCAGCCTTCAGGAGCTTGAACTTTAGGGGCAGGGGTACTTAGATTCTCCAACATGAGCAACGCTTTCCTGTATGGCTATCAACTGAATAACGGCTAACTTTTAGACCACGCTCATTTAGAGCAGTTGTAAGAGCAGAATTGTTCCACAAAGGAGATTCTAACGCCTCAACCAAAACTTTCCTATCTGCATCAGATAGTTCCTGCAAAATAGTGCGTATCTTACAAGGGTACTGCCTAGTGCCTGGAGTAAGGTTTTCAAGCATTAGGTTTCTCCAATAGGACAGGGCTAGTGATGTGATGGCATAGGTCACGAATGGTAGCCAAAATAACTGGGTGAGTTATAGTGTTAGCTTCCTCAATGACATCCGCTATCTTGTGTCTAACCAAATCAAAGTCATTAGACCACAGCAAGTTGTCATCCCTCAGTAGTTTTACTGCATCTTGCGCTTTGTTACTCATCTCTATCTCCTTCATCCTCGTAAGGATCTCGTGAATCTATTACTCTTGCCATATAAAAAACTGTTACATAGCCGA